TTAGTCAATTTGTTAAAGATATTTGGCCTTATGGTAATATCATTATTGGTCGTGTTTCTTGGAATAGTGCAGCATATGTTGCTAGATATATTTTAAAAAAACAAAAAGGAGTAAATGCTGATTTTTATAAACAGTTCCATCTTGTTCCTGAATTTATTCGTATGTCAAGAAAGCCAGGTATTGGTGGTGCTTTTTTTGATATTAACGCAGATAAAATTTTAAAAGATGATAAAATTTATTTATATAAAAAAGGAGGTAGTTTTTGCTGTACTCCTCCTAGATATTTTGAAAAATTTTGTGAAAAAAATCTTGCATATAATCGTCTATTATATGATAATAAAATTAAGAGGCAAGAAAAAAGAAAAAGACGTTTGTTAGTTGATTATTATTCATCTACATTATCTAAAATTGAACGTGATAATAGACAAAATTTTTTAAATAAAGTACGTAGTACTATATTTAAGAGAAATAAGGTGTAATTTTATGGAAGAATATGATTTTGATAAATTTTGTAAGAGTGTTGAAGAACGTGTTTGTTGTTTTTCTTTTTCTGAAATTATGAAAAAATTATTTGATATTCTTATTGAGACTGATAATTTTTTAAATGAATTATCTGATGAGCAGCTTGATGAATTATTTCAAGTTTTTAATTAAAAATTTGGTATTTGGAGGTTTGTTATTATGGTTATACCAGAATTTATTAAAGAAAATTTTTCTTTAATATGTGTTTTAACATATTTTCTTTTAAGTATTATTATTTTGCTAGTTCGTATGCTACCTCGTGGAGGTCTTAAAACTCTTGAAAAACAAAAGATTTTGGAGGTTTACGAGGCAGTTCCAAAGTTCATTGCTACTGCTGAAGAATTGTTTGGTTCTGGTAATGGACCTCTTAAACTTAAATTTGTTTTAAATTCAATAAATGAAATAATTAAGATTTCTGGTGTTGATATTAAAGAAAATTGGACTGCTTATATTGAATCAATTTTAATTACACCTGAAAAGAAAGGAGAGTCTCCCTGATGAAAAGAATTAAAATGCCTGGTAGATTAGACAAGTTAATTTTTAGAAATTCAGCTTCACGAACTAAAGCGGTTAATCGTCCTTCTTTAGCTCGTAGGGGTGGTATTCGTTTATAATACATGTATTTATTAAATTTTGGAGGTTATATTATGAAAATGTATTGTCTTTATGACCGTATTTCTGGAAAATATGGTCCATTATTTGAAAGTGAAAATGACGCAACTACTTGTAGAAATTTAAAACTTATTCAAGATCCATTGGTTAAGGCTTGTCCTGGTGATTTTGATCTTTATTCTTTAGGAGAAAAAGATGATATTACTGGTGAGATTATTTTATGTAAAGATTTTGTTGCTCATTTTACAGATATTTTTGGTGGTGATGTTAATGGAAAATAACATTGTTATTAGAAATCAATTTACTCCTACTGATAATGTTATTACTCCTTTAGGTGATGAATATCATTATTCTGTTGAGTGGGAAATTCCTAAAGCTTATATTGATGAAAAAACTGGTGAGATTGTTCAAGCACATGGTGATCCAAAGCCTCATTTAGTTAAGGCTTATAATATTCAAGATAAAATTCAAGCTGCTTTACCTGCTACTGATATGTTTACTATTGTTCAAAGAGCTATGGCTGAACCTGGTTGTTTTATGTTAAAAGCTGAACAATGTGGTGATGTTGAAGATTTACCTTTAAATGATTATAATGCTTATTATTCTGGCCTTGCTCGTCAAGAAGATTTACTTGAAGCAGCTTCTCGTGCTTTTGATAAATTAACGGATGAAGAAAAGGCTGTAATTGGTACTAAAGCTGATTTATATAATGCTGTTTTAAATAATAATGTAGATCAGGTTATTCAAAGATTTTTAAATTCAAAGAAAAAGGAGGATAATGTTAATGCCTAGTCGTGTTGGTTTTGCTAAAACTATTTTTGAAAATAGTAAGCAATTATTTAAGTCTCGTTCTAAATTTCCTGTTCCTCATGAACTTGCTACTACTTTTAATGTTGGCGATATTGTTCCTTTATATGTTAGTGAAATTTTACCTGGCGATACTGTAAAAATAGATGTTGCTAAACTTATTCGTACATCTACACCTATTCATCCTACTATGGATGATTTATATTTTGAAACTTTTTGGTTTTTTACTCCTAATAGATTATTATGGGATCATTGGGAACAATTTTGTGGTGCAAGTGATAAGGCTTGGGTTGATACTAATGCTAATTATACAATTCCTCAAATAAAATTTGATGGATATATTTTAGATCAAGAAACTAATGTACCTAAGATTGAGCCTGGTTCTCTTGCTGATTATTTAGGTATTCCTCAAGGTGTTTTGACTAATGATAATGGTACTGATTATACTTTATCTGTAAGTGCTTTACCTTTTAGAGCTTATGGTCTTATTTATAATTATTTCTTTAGAGATCAGAATGTAGAAGATGTTATTCCTATTTATACTGGTGATAATGATGTTATTATAGCTGATCAAACTTATGGCCAAACAGTAGGTTCTGATTATTTTAATCTTGATAATTATAATTATCCTGTTTATTTTAATTGTAAAAATTCTTGTTTAACTGCTTATAAATTTCATGATTATTTTACAAGTGCTTTACCAGGTCCTTTGAAATTAGCTCATGATGTTGCAGTTCCTGCTAGTGGTTATGTTAATGTTATTCCTCAAGATCCTGCTGCTGTAAGTGCTGGTGTTCATCCAACATTTGGTACTTATAATAGTTTAACTGGTATTTATACACCTTTGGATCCTTCTTATTCTGCAGGTGTTTATTCATCTAATGTTGCTCAAACTAAATTTAATTCTGGTGATTATCCTCATATTGATAAGGCTGGTGTAAGTTCTCCTTCAGCTTCTGCTGGTAATTTAGTTTATGATCCTGCTGGTACTTTAGGTTTTGATAATCTTAATATTACAATCAATAATTTACGTTTAGCTATTATTGTTCAACAATGGGCAGAAAAGAATGCTATTAGCGGTTCGAGATACAATGAAATTTTATTTAGCCATTGGGGAGTAAATGCTGGTGATTCTAGATTGCAAATGCCTGAATATTTAGGTGGATCTATGACTGTTCTTAATATGGGACAAGTTGTTCAAACTAGTGAAACTTCTTCAACTCCTTTAGGAACTTTAGCTGGTAATTCTGTCACTTATGATAATAAACATGAAGTATTTAAATCATTTGTTGAACATGGAATTTTAATGTGTTTAGGCGTTGTTCGTACTCGTCAAACTTATTCACAAGGTTTAGAATGTATGTGGAATCGTAAAACTATTTTTGATTATTATGATCCTTTATTTGCTAATATTGGTGAACAACCTATTTATGCAAAAGAAGCTTATGCTTTTACTAATATGCAGGATGCAGTTTATGGTTATAAAGAAGCTTGGAGTGAATATAAATATAAACCTAATCGTGTTTCTGGTGTTTTCTCTCCTGCTTCAACTGGTAATTTAGCTTCTTGGAATTATGCTATTCAATTAAATCATGCACCTGTTTTAAATAAAACTTTTTTAAAACAATCAAAGGCCGAGATGGATCGTACTCTTGCTGTATCAAGTGCTAATGCTCCTCAGATTTTAGCTTCATTTAGTTTTGACGCTGAATATACAAGAGTTATGAATCGTTATAATGTTCCTGGCTTACATAGAATTTAGGTGATTTTATGAGTATTACAGCTGCTTTACTTGCTGGTAGTATTATTTCAGGTTTACTAGGTGCTGGTGCTTCAACTGCTGGTGCTATATTAAATCGTAGAGCTACAAAAGAAGCTAATCAAACAAATATTGATTTACAAAATGCAGCAAATGATTTATCTATTCATGAAGCTGATAAAAATCGTGCATGGCAAGAAATGATGTCTAATACTGCTCATCAAAGAGAAATGGCTGATTTAAAAGCTGCTGGATTGAATCCTATATTGGCTGCTGGTGGTGGTGGGGCTTCTACTCCATCTCCAGCAGCAGCTACTGCTTATTCAGCAAATGTTGAACCTGCTAATTTTGATTTATCTGGTATTACTAATGTTTTAAATTCATTATCTCATACTATGTTAACTCAAGCTTTAATAAATGGCGATATTATGCCATCTTCTACTGCTAAAGAGGCTAAAAATAATGCTATGGCTGATTATTATTCTAATAAGAGTGAATATGTTGGAGAAGCACATGTTTATAAAACTCATAAACAAATGGTTGATTCAATTAAATCTGAAAATCAAGCAAAGTATTATTATGCTAAAGCTCGTTATCTTGAGCATAAAATGGCTAATAGTTCTACTGCTTCTCGTCAACGTTCTTACAAAGGACGTTATAATTAGTAATAATATACTTAGTTGGCATAATTATACTACTTGATGTAATTATGCCAACTGACACAATAAATGGAGGTTTTATGTGTACTAATTGTAGTTTAATGATTAAAGCTCCTGTTTCTGATAATTGTGAGTGGTATCTTAAAAAAAAGAAATTTAAAATTAAAGATAACTATGGCTGGAGATTTTTTGGTCCAGCTTCTAATTTAGGTCCTGATTATGATCTATCTCTTAGACATGAATTACATTTTGATGACTGGAATTTACATTTGAAAAATGCTGAATTTGTTTCTATTCCATGTGGTAATTGTATAGAGTGTCGTTTATATTATTCACGTGAGTGGGCTTCTCGTTGTATGCTTGAAGCTATGCAATATTCTCATAATTGGTTTTTAACTTTAACTTATGATGATGAACATCTTCCTCTTAATGATTTAGGAAATCCTACTTTAAGAACTGAAGATTTTACGAATTTTATAAAAAGGCTTCGTACTAAATTTGAAAGAGAAAAGAATTTTCAAGGTTGTCGTTTTTATGGAAATGGCGAATATGGTGATGAATCCTTAAGGCCTCATTATCATGTACTTTTATTTAATTGTCCACTTGATGATTTAACAGAAGATATACCTTTTTTTGATAAAGAGACAAAAAAGGTAATTTTAATTCAAAAGAAAGATCAGGATGGTTTACCAATGTATTTTAGTCAATTTGTTAAAGATATTTGGCCTTATGGTAATATCATTATTGGTCGTGTTTCTTGGAATAGTGCAGCATATGTTGCTAGATATATTTTAAAAAAACAAAAAGGAGTAAATGCTGATTTTTA